GACCTGACCGTTAATCTACCGGAAGACGCCTTGACTCTGAACTGTGCTTCCGAAAATTCCCCAAGTGTCGTTAAGTTGAACGCCCTCTGAAAAGCTCCCAGCGATGGAAGGTCGAATGGCAGGTCTACAGGCAACTCAACCAAAGCGGCCTGAGTATTCACCATGCTTGCGAGCAGCTTATCCTGAATGCCAGCAGCCTCATCAAGTGATACAAATATCTCCGCGCAATTACATCCCACGTTGCTACTTGCCAGCTCTATATCCGCATGATTCCCCAGCTTGGGCGACAGATAGTCTCCGAATACGTGACCCCTGCTGAGTAACATGGATTCATAGTCATCGCCATCGTCCTGATAAGTAGACGGAACAACTGAGCCATCGGGAATATGATCCAGCCAAGTAAGAACCTTTCCAGTGCTATCCCCGAATACCATCTTTGGAAAATCACTGAAGGTTGAAACCCCGTATATCATAGGAGTCCATCCAGTCCAGTACCCAGACCAAGACTTTGTTATCAGGTTAAAGACAAATGTGTAATTCGGGGTGGTAGAGGAATCCATAGGGACTGACAATATGTACCTGTTATTCCATACTTTAGCGCAAGATGTATGAGCATATCCCCAGTTCACCCTCTCAATGAAGTCACCTATGGGGGAGGAGATTGGCTCTGAGACGGATGATTGCGCCCCGCTAAGAATTGTTCGTACAGTCCTGACTCCATCTCTGGCTAGGAAGATAACATCCGCTCCGGCTTGGGCAATAGTCCTGTGAGACACACACCCAACTGAGTCATCAATCTTGTCAATCCTCCAACTGGAGCCACTCGCCTCTGCCGGATTGGTTGTGACCATGTGGATGGATCGGTTCTTGAACACCAGAAGTATGAAATTGTACCAGCTTGCAATGCCCGTAATGGGATCGCCTTCGCCGCCACCAATCCTTATCTTGAAGGCTGATGGCCATGTCCCTCCGTCCAGTAGATCGCTGGCAGCAAGTTCATCGTCGTAGTTCTCAGTGTTGGCCATGAACAGGCGGTTAGTGTGACTTATGAGGTACTTGCCTCTGGGGGGATCAGTCGCGGTATGAAGTTCGTCTGATACGGTAGTTCCGTCATACGAGTGGACGTTGTTAGCATCATCGGTCATGTAGACCTTATCAACTAGCTGCGCGAATTCTACATTGCTACCTGATGACGGGGAGTATCCGGACAGGGTTGACCAGCTCCCTCCAGTTGACTTATAGAGTGTCCCGTCTGCTACGGCTAACAACTCCTCAACGGAGGGTTTATCGAAAAAGGTTAGCCCATCTATCTGATCGGAAATTGTTGCCCCCACTATCTCCGTACCCCTTCTAGTTATGATGGAGCCAAACTTGTCAATGTCCATGTTCTTAGACTCTGAATACTGGGAGTCCTTGAGGAGATTAGACCTTACGCTACTCACCTGACCGCCGACAAAACTGCCAGTAAGGTCATATGCGAGCTGATCGTCCAGCCCATCGTTGTAGTGAACAGGCATTATATAAGGCTATCGGCGTTCCAGTGAGCCTCCACTATGGGGATTATTCTGGAGTTGGAAGCCGATTGATGTTTCTCCAAGTCCTTGGCTATGTTGAGCTGGTTCATTGCCTCCGTAAATTTAAGCTGCGCCTTCTGGTACTGCCGGATGTGTTCAAGCATATCTCCCTCTACCATGCCTAGCAGGACATTATCTATCCCGTTTATCTTTGGAGAATCCGTATCCCCAAGAGGGACAATCTTTAGCTTCCCAAGAATAAGAATGGTCTTAGCGGCAGAGGGTTTCCTGAGCAGTTTAATCCTAGCATCACCGTCTAACTTCGGCAGGATTATGAACTTTGCAACCTCTCCTGAGTCTCCGAACAGAGTTGGGTCTATCTGGAACACCGCAGAGTAGTCAACAGGCATGATCTCCTTGTCATCCCAAACGGCGGCAACCGGAAAGTCCAGCACCGTGTTCAATGTCACCGTTTCAGTATCAATGGATATTTCCTGCGAGTCGGTTGCAAGGGATTCCCTCCAGAGCGCAGCGTTCCATATCATGTCATATCTTCGGTCAATGAATGACTTTAATATGGTGAGGCTGGCTTCATCGGACTTCTGAATCTTATCCGCTACAAATTGAGCTATCTCGTTTTTAGTCATAACTATCCCACAACTCGCACGGTTACAAATCCATCAGTGCCAGCTTCAGGGGCGAATCCATTGTCGGTCTGTGCCTTGCCTCCTGTTCCTTTGACCGACACTGACGGTTGGGAGAGACGTGGGGAAATACTTGCGGCGTCGTTTGGATGCTTATGTAGGCTCATGCCTGTATCCCGCGCATCAAACGTAACTTCTCCCATAGCAGCCTGATATGCTGGGCCGTTCTCATTGGCTGCATCCCCTGACCCACCAGTCCCTCCCCCAGCAGTTACATAGCTGCCAAAGCTTGACCCGGTTCCTGTACTGCTAGAGGCCCCGCCTGAACCGACCGTAACTGCAACTGTCGAAATAGCCGCAATATGAACCGTGTCTACTCCGTAGCCGCCATGACCGCCATTGCTTCCCATCTTATTTGAAGACCCAGTGCCGCCACCTCCGCCTCCACCCACAACAATCACTTCAACCCAAGTTGCGCCAGCCGGTTTAGTCCATGTACCATCCGCCGTGAAAGTTTCAGTCTCGAATACCGGATTGGTTGCCCAGCTTGGATCAGCACCCGCACCTCCGCTCTGGAGGAATTGACCATCCGACCCTGCGGCAAGTCGTGAGGCATCACCGCCTGAACCGTAGTAAAGCACATCGCCCCGCGTACCGTCCTCCATCTTGGCCAGTGTCACCGCACCTGTCGCGAGCTTGGCAGTGGTTATACCGTCTGACGCACCTGTTGAGTCCTCGATTTTTGCCGTGGTTATATTGGCATCGAGAACTTTAACCGTCGTAACAGCATCGTCGGCAATGGTTACTACTCCGGCGTTGGTAATGGTAACATCGCCACTTACCGCCGTGCCAGTAACCTCATTTCCGGAGCTTCCGAGAAGAATAGTGCCAGATGTCAGGGAGGCCAGCTTAGTGAAGGCAATTCCGGCAGCAGCGTTAACCTTGGCGTTTGTAACCGATCCGGCGTCCAGCTTGGCTGTAGTTATGACACCAGTGTTAATAGTGGCACTGCCTATCAGGGAATTCAGGTTGCTGTGATTTACAGTATAGTTTAACCCGCTTGTGTCGGTGTAAGTATATCCAGCAGTAATATCAGGCATATGTCATTCCTTTTTCTTTTTGGCAATCGCAGACCACACCACCCCAACAATGGTGATTAAGGCTCCAACAGCCATCTCAAGTTCAGTTTCTCCGAGAACTCCCTTAGTAACCAATGCTCCACCTGCGGCAGTCAGAATATGCCTGACAACGCCGTTCAGTATTGTGTCTTTAGTTTTTTCCATATTTTTTCCTTGCTCTCTTGTTTGCTCTCTTTCTCGCAGTGCCTTTCGCTTGCTTCCTGCGGTCATAACTTTTCTTGCTCTCTCCTTCGTATTTTCTCCTCTCAGGCATAGCTTCTAATCCTTCTCTCCTAACAGTTTTATTATTTTGATGGAAGTCCAGACGCAGGTAAGCAGGAGCAGGAGAACTTTTAACACCAACTCAAAGTCCGACAGGGATACTGCCGCCAGCACTGAACCGTTAACCCCAATTAGTTTAATATACTCAATCACTTTGCATCCACCCTACTCATCCTGAAACTATTCACTGGGTTCCGGTGCTGGTTTCTGCCAACTAAACGGCTTGCTGGTTGGCCTTGCCTCTGCTGCTTCCAGTTGCTTGTCAAGAGAGGCACGAACATCATTATCCTCGGCCCACTTCTCGGCGTGTGCGACAGCCCATTCCTGAGTCAACTCTTCAAATGGAATAAAGTTATCCTTATCCACAGTGAGGGGTAGCATTGTGTCCATGTACGCAGAGTGAGTGCCATTAGAGGCAGTCATTCCTACGACTAGACTAACTACGGCCTGTTCTAAGCCGTCCGTGTTCTTGACCAGCGGTTCTACGCGTGACCAGTTATATGTGTTTGCCATAAATTGTTATGTGTTGTTTCTGCGTGCTGTGTTCCTTGGTGGTCAGCTTCTTACGGAGGGCCAGCGGAAACTTCCGACCACGCGCCGTGGTTTCCCTCAGATATCCAAAGTTCATCACCATCGCTCAAGAAAGTCATGGAAACATACATTTTAGTGGTTTCAATCGCGGACATTCCCTCCGGCGATATCATATATTCCTTCTCGGCGTCGTAAATAAGATCATCACCATCCGCGTTTATCTGGGCGTTAGGCATCACACCAGTGTCCATAAAAAAGACGGTTATTCTTGTTCCTGCTCCCGCACTGGACGCGCTCGGAAGATCAAATTCAGCATTACTCATCTCCGAGTAACTAGAGTCATCTATCTTATAAAGGGTATCGCTGGTTGCGGTAGATGTGTACCCGGTGGACATATCAGTGACTGTCACCACGGTGAACGAGCTGCCACCGCCAGCATTCTCCCATGTTGGAACTGCTGAATCTCCTGCACTGGTTAGGACTTGACCACTGGTTCCGTAGTTAGGGGTAGCTCCCAGTCCAAAGGCTCCATCGCTGGAAATTCGCAGACGTGCTTCGCCATCAGTAGCGAAATTTATGTACTTACTCCCGCTATCACCAGAACCGTAGATTTGAGTGTTACTATTCTCCCAACGAATAGCATTGTCGGTGTCTAAAGTTATCTCACCAGCAACGTGCAATGCGGTGGATGGCGTATCCGTCCCGATGCCGACGTTTCCCGTATTATAGTAAATTTTATCACCCGGCGCGTTTAGTTCCCAGTAAGTAGCACCAGTGATGTCAATGTTATTCCAGTAAAGCGTGCCGGACACATTGTAGAGCTTGTCAGCGGTGGGAGACGGTGCAGTTGTCTGGCCGAGATGTATGCAGCCGTCAAGTAACTCAAGTTGCTCGTCTGGATCACCGACGCCGAGGCCTACGTTTCCAGAATTGAGTATTGCCAACCTGTTCGTAAATGATGCTGTTGCATCTGCGGCGGCTGATACTGCCGTGAAAAAGTTGTGGCCTCCATCAGACTGACTGTATGCACTGGCTTCGTCTTCGCTGATATGCTTCCACGATGGAGCGGTAGAGCGATAGGCGTTCTGGGCTATATAAAAATTCTTTTCAGCACCTAGAGAAGTTTGACCACTGATTGTGGCGTTATTACCCAGAGTCAGCGATGTCCATGTTGATTGCGTGGCTTTCGGTGTGGAACCGACTCCAACATTTCCCGTATCATAATAAATATCATCACCCGTTTCCGTCCACAGCGAGCTTCCAGCACCAGCAGTCTTCCATGCCACACCGGAAGCAGCAGATGAGTCAGCAGTAAGAACCTTGTCATCATCGCCAACTCCCAGTCTGGTTTGTGATGTGGTGTAAACCTCTAAATCACCTTTAGTAGTAAGATTACCACCCCCACCACCGCCAGCAGTCTCCCATGTGGCTAATCCGTCTGCGTCCGAGGTCAGCACCTTATCAGCACCGGGAGAGCCTCCGGTAATCTTTATCTGACCATTGATTTCCAGCTCGGAATCTGGATCAGTGACTCCAATGCCGACGTTGCCAGCACCAGTTATTCGCACCTGTTCCGCGCGAGTTCCGCTGTCCATTAATTGAATGGATATATCAGATGTTCTTGTGTTGTGATTTGGGTCTGTCCAAACAACATCGAACAGCAGCTGATTCACATTATCAGCCCCACCTGTACCAGTGGTTGTAGCACACATTGCAAGCCGCGAACCAAATGTGCTTGTTGTTGTAGTGCCAGTTGTGTTATTGCGTAATTCTAATACAGTACCGGGTGTTGAATGGGTACCTGTTAGCCTTGTGAGTTTATGGTAACTGGAACTAGCGTCTCCTGTTATTGACCCAACGACGTGTAA